TCAGCCGCGAGCGATCAAGCAGCCAAAGTCGAGAGCCAATCGGGACGTCTTCACCTTCATCACCCCACCAGCCCCGGCGATCCGTACCACCATCAGGCGGAACGTCATCCGGGTTGGCGAGCCGATCCGTGAACAAGCTGATCAGCACGGCTGTGGCCAGGTCATCGCCGCTGGCCAGCGCACCGCCACTGATTGACCAGTCGCCGGTGCCGCTCTCCACAATCCAGATTGTCGTGATATCGGTCATTGCAGTTGGTCCGGTACAGGGCTGGACGCGTGGTGGTGCCCGTTGTAGATGGTGCGCATCTGCGCCACGGTATGCGGGTTGGTCTGATAGTTGTCCTGGATATCACCGCTGACCTTGAGGATTGGCGTCTGCATCACCACGCTGTTCGAGGCATTGATGGTCACGACGGTGGCATTGTTGACCGTCACCGGGCTGCCAGCGGCCTCGATGACGATGCCCGCGGCATTGGTGAGGTAGACGTGTTTTCCCTGCAGGTCGTACAGCATGGTTTCGCCCTTGGTCAGACCCAGCGGACGACTCGCCTGGTGCCCGGTCGCAACCACGACACCTTTCGAACGGTCCCCGCCAAGGAAGACGACCAGCACGTCTGAGCCGTCCGGCGGTACCGAAGTCAGGCCAAACTCGGCAATTCGCGGCGTATCGTCCCGCGTCTCGTCATCATTAAGGGAGATCTGAAGTAACTGTGCCGGCTGACTGTCATCGGCGAAGGTGATGCGGCCCCAGCTCGACATCAACTGAATTCGGCGCCAGAGGCGCTGCATAATTCCTTCTGCGTCAGTAATTCCGGTCATTGATGCACCTGGGCGACATCGCCAAATAGAGGGGTCAGGTTGATGGGTTGCGGCACGAATGCTGATGGCGGCATGAGCGTTAATTCGGCAGTCGTTCCCCGACCGTTGGCGCGCAGAAAGGTTACCTCGGTGATCAGCAACTCTGCGTAGTTCAGGTTGAGTCTCGGGAGAGACACAGGAACAAGCGTATTTGGCTCCCACAAGGCTCCGGACTCATCTCTCCAACTGTCGGTGACCAAACGAACAACCATCGACCGCCCGGCTCGACGCGCGGCCTCCCAATGAGCCCGCTGAATGGCTATATCATTCCCAAGTCCGCCGCCCTCGGAAATAATGACCATTCGCCGATGGCGCAAACAGTTTGGATCGGTCGCTACACCAAGTTTATTGCCGGCCTCGCCCGCATCCAGATAAGTCTGAGTTGACTGAATGTAGGCTCTGTACTCGGAGTAGCGGAGATTTGCCGAATAATCGATATATGCGTTCTGAACATTTACGCCCTCAGCAAATCCGCTTACTACTGCGTGATTACTGGTTTGGGAAAGATACAGCCCGCCGTCTGGCAAGTCGTAAGCAAGTACAGCCGAGCCTCTCGCCACTCGGTCAATAATTTCGAACGCTGACTCGCCCAGCATTATATTTATTTGCGGCAGTATTGGTAATTCGTCGGAGGCCATACTGCTGGTGACTTGTATCCCTTCGGGCTTTCCGTTAACGACAGGGCCGTATGCTGACGCAAGGCGCTTAGCGATACCCAACACATTTGAGTTACTGATCTGCCCCCCTGGCCACTCTGCAGCACAATCCACCAGATCAGCACACTTGGAGCGACCAGTTAATCTGATCGAGTGGTCTGATGGACCGAAGCTTGGAATGTAGTGGTCTATATAGCCCGTTATGACGAGATCGTCTCCCAGCGCAACCGCACACGATGAGCCGGGGATAATTCCCAGATCGGCAAGCTCGCCCTGGTAAAGCTCTGTCATCCCGATACTGAAGTCGCTGGGTACCCGCTCGATTCCGCGAGTCACGCGAATATCGGTCCAGCCAGTGATGGCAATCTGCCCCGAGGATATGGTTAGATCATCAGTCATGGCGCTGCCTTATAGATGTCAAGGGTGCACGCTCAGGATAAAAACCATAAGCAAGGGGAAAGTATGAAACGGCACGTTTGGAAAGTAATTTTTATTGCATTAATTCTTGGGATGTATCTGTTAGCACAAAAAGTCTCTACCAATAATGATTTCGAAAACAAAAGCACCGCACTAATGAAGCAGCAAGGATTGAAGATAATAAGCGCGCTCGACCAATCTCCCGGCTGCAAAGGCATGTACTCTCTGCAATCAACCTCATTCAAGCAAGACTCTTTCTTTAGTACAACAGGCAAAGGAAGATCATTTTACACCGACAACAAAAACAACATTCTCGATGTGGATTGGAGTGCTGAAATTGTTGACGACGGTAAAATGATTTTTGTTAAAGCTAGCGATACAGCTTCACTCCAAGCCAAACTAACCGCATTATTGTTTACTTCGTGCCAAGCTTCGTAACATACCAATCTTTTTCATGGGTTATTTCGCTAACGCCGCAACCGATCCCGGCATGAACGCCGGGTGAATCGGGTTTGCCTGCTGGATCAGTTCGTCAGACCGCGTCGCGTCCTGGTACAACCGGTTGGCCATCACCAGCGCCGGGAGCTGAGTTTTGAAGGTGAACACCTCCAGGCTCGGCAACGTGGCCCCGGTGGTGGTCAACGCGCCCACGACAGCCTGACGCAGATCGATCAGCGCGTTGTAGCTGTCGTCGTCGCCCGTATCGCCGGCAACCAGAATCTCGGCATCGAGGAAGCCGGTCACCGTGTTCATGGTGGCAATGGCCTGATCGTAGGATTGCGGAACGTAGGTCGCGACCACTTGGCCGATCGCCGCCAGAGCGGCCCGGCGCAGCAGTGCGGCGGTGGCGTCCTGCGCCGTAGCCTTTCCGGTACCAATGGCACCGCTGCCGCTGAATGCGGCCGGTGTATAGCTCGCCAGTGGGCCGAGCAGTGAAATGGCATTGCCAGGGTCAGCAATGGCGGCGACAAGGGCAGTCATGACGCCCTGCACCGCGTCAGTAAACGCCTGACCGCTGCTGGCATCCAAATTCGCCGCCGCGTTGGTAAGAGTATTCATTGCGACATCCACTGCCGTCCGATTGGCCGTATTCTTGGCAATCAGATCGGCCATGGTGGCGCTGCTGTCCTTGGCCTTTTTACTGTTGATCAGCGCGCTGCTGACGTTAGCGTTTGCATAACGGCCGTTGTTGCCGGTCAGTAGCGCGCCCAGGCTGCTGATGCTGCGGATATCGTGAGTGACACGGCCGACCATCACCTTGAAGTCAGCAATGACGCCCATCACCATGCTGACGATGGCTTTGCCGAACTTGATGACCCCCTCCACGACATTGATCACCGCCGTCACGCCGCCGATAACCTTCTTAACGAAGTCTAGCGCCGACGAAAGGCCCAGCGCGGCAGCCAACTGATCTAGTAGGCTGCCGGTGGACGTTGTGATGGCCGGGAAAACCCGGTCGCCGGACTCGATGAACGTGAAGCTGATCTCGAAGTACCGCCCCATGTCCCAGCGCTCTATCACGCTGAGGCCCTGGTCCGGAACGCTGACTTTCAACGCACCCAGCGTCGGGTGCATCAAAGCTCCTGGCCCCGGTTTCTCTGCGGCGCCCACCAACGCATCGCGCTGAGCAAGGACATTGCCGCCGCCGTAGATGATGCTGTCAGTCACCAGAAAGCCCGTCATCCTGATCCGGCGAGTCGAGCGCCCCATGTCCTCGACATAGGGTTTATCGCGACCTGGATATTCGTGCATTGCAAGGCGACGTCCGAAGCGCGCATCGCCGCCATAGACCGCGAACGGCACACCCCGAAACGACGCTTGATTAAGCGAATCAGCCCAGCTCCTGTTGGAGTCTTCCGCGATCTGAATGATGTCGGAAAGCAAACTCATGCGATGTTCCCCACTCCAGAATGCGCAATGCGGCTGGATGCCTGGACGTTGCCATCCGCCTTCACGTTGACCTTCGTGCCTTCCGGCATGTTCTTGTGTTCGATTTCGACCTTCACTGTCCCGCCAGTATTACCAGCGGCTGCACCATCACTAGGGTCAGCCGGTTTGGTGTATGGTCCAGTTGGTGCTAGCTGAGGAAGATCCAATTGATTGGCCAATGCGCCACGCGTTGCGGCTTCCCTGGCCTTCGCTTCGTCATCCAGACCAGGACGCAGCCAGCGGCGCGAAGCAATTTCACCGGCAGACTGCGCATCAGTAGCGCCCATCAGCAATTTACCCGCAGAGGCTTCCTTGCCTTGAGTTAGTTCGTAGTTGGCAAATTCAAGCTGCTTCAGGCGGTCAGCCCGATCATCAGTGATCTTGAAACCAGCCCAGTTTTCAAAGTCCTTTTGACGGTCAGGGTGTAGCTGGAAGATCCCCCGCGCAGTGGGGCCGGTCAGCCCCCAGTCGCCAGTCGCCTTGGGGTCAAGATTACTTTCGGCGATGCCATTGCCGACGATCCCGGCAGCTTGCGCCTTGGTCCATCCCATGGATCGGAGATAGTCCATCGCAAAAGACGCGGTATCCTCGTCAGCCCCCTTCAACTTTCTCCAAGCATCTGAAATTGCCCGCTCGCCAGCTTGCTGACCAGGCGTTTGCGAGCCTGTAGGCGCAAGGCCTTGGCGCGCACGGATCTTGGCTACTTCCTTGTCTTCTCCGTCATTTAGCGTCGGCGAATAAAGCATTGCACCTATACCCGTCCCGACTGCAGCTGTGCCGGCGCCGATCCAGCCGAGCAAGCCTCGACTCGCCGCTGCAGCCTCTGTAGCCGCGCCAGCCTCCGCTGCGGCAACCTTCCAGCCGCTGAGAAGCCCAGTGAAGGCCAAAACCCCTGCACCAGCGGTCAATAGGTTTGCGCCCAGGGACAGCACACTGACAATCAAGCCTGCGTTCATCACTCCTAGGACAAGCAGCGCGGCGTTTTCCCAGCCACCGAGAAAGCCAACAACTTTTCCAATACCCTCACCAAACTTGACGAGACCATCGCCGACGCCCTTCCAGTCGATAGTGTTGACCCATTTGGCAAAGCCCTTTGCCCAATCGCCAATGTCGGTAGCAATCAAATCCCTATTGGTCGCAAGCCAAGTTGAAAACTGATCGATTAAGGGCTGCATGACCGGAATCAGCTTGTCGCCAATGGAGTTTTTCACCCCATCCACCGCGATTCCTAGCCCCGCCAGGCTCATAGAGAATTCTTTGCCGCGTTTAACGGCGTCATCACCCATGACATAGCCCAAACTCTTGACCATGCTTTCATATCGCTCGATGCCCGCCGCGCCATCCCGAAGGAAAGGCAGCATTGCACCAAGACCGACACTGTTGGCGATCAGCGCCTGGACCTGCGGGTTAGTTTCCTTGGCGATAGCGTTGGCCACTGCCTTGTATTCGCCAATCACGTCATTGGCACCGTCCTTGGTCTTTTTCAAGCCGATACCCAGCTTGTTGAGCATCACCAGCGCGCCCTGATTACGGCCCCACTGTGCGTCCTGCATTGTGGTAGCCAATCCATCCAGGCTGGCCGTGGTCGTCGAGGCATCAATACCCAACAACTTCGCTGCCCCCTGGGCGCTTTGCAATTGACCTGCAGATATCCCTATACCGCGCGCGCTGTTATCGATGGACCGTCCCAGGTGTGCCCAGTTATCAGCGAGCGCTGCAATACCGGCGACCGAACCAATGCCAGTAACGGCAGCCAGCGGCGCAACGATGTTGCCGATGCTGCGTGCTGCGCTCCCTGCGTCACGCCCGATGTTGCTGAGGTTTTTGCCGATCTTGTCGAAACCCAGTTCGTGACCGAGGCCTTTAAAGGACTTGCCAACCTCTTCGAACGGACGAGTCAGGCGACCAATAGCATCATTGACCTTGCGCACGGTCGCCGTGGCTTTATCCACCGCGCTGATCGTGATCGTGAAGCTATTGGCCACGTGGCTTACCCCTTTATTCGTTTCGCCTGGTCATTCCAGTACATCAGCTGGGTCATGGTTTCGGACCACGCATCACGCGGCCCCCACCCGTAAAACTTGGTCAGTTCAGCAATCAGTTCTGGCCAGCCGCCTCCTCCTGCTGGCCAGCGGCGGTAAAAGTCTGGAAAAATTTGTCCGCCGCCATCAAATCGCGGCGGCTGATTTTCTCAACCGCGACACGTGGGATTACTGCGATCAAACTGACCAAGGTGATCACCGTGCCGATATTGGTGTCAGCGCGAGCAGATTTTTCCATTTCGCCGGCAGTGGGCTCGCGAAGCTTGAGTACTTCGTAAGTCTGAGCCGTGGCGTCCTTGCCAATGACGACCGGCTTGCTGAGCGTGATGGTGATTTCGTCTTCAAACATGGATCAACTCTCCGTGACGGATGCGCTTTCCCACTTCATTTCGATAGTGGCGTCAGCAGCTTTGGATTCGGGTTGCTCGGTAGTCCACATGCCACTACCGATGACGGTTTTGCCGTTGGCCAACTCGCACACAACGGTGACGTTACTCATGGCGTTTAGGTCGGAAAGACTCAGGTTTGACGAGTCACGAAGCGTGGCCCCGATGTAGCCCTGTTCGGGTTTCTCGCTGTAGCCATGAATGCCGTCTGGCCCCTTCAAGGTTTCACGGGAAACGCCGGAAACCTTGTAGGAAAAATCGCCGGACATCATGTAGGTCACGCCGTCGACGGACAGGTAGGCCGTGCCGGCGAGACGATTGGGGTTATCAGCCATGTTTTTCTCCAGGCGAAAAAAAACCGCTCAATGGCGGCCGGGTTCAAAGGGCCTGGATTACAGGCGGAATTGCTCAAGCAGCGCGAAGATGCGCAACTGATTGATCAAGGTGTCGGGCGAAAGCATGTCGACACGGTTGGGGTTCGAACCATTGCGCTCGACAATCAACGCTTTGGCGTAGATGTCGGCGTCTTGAACCATGCCCGCGGTTTCCATCTTTCGATAATTGGCAATCATGTCGGCTCGGATCATGTTTGGAGTCACGATCGCGGAACCAGGCGCGAAGCGCGTGCCGTTATCAGCCAGCTTCACCCGGGCGTATTTGGACGTCACCAAGGTCTTCTGAGAGCGCAGCACGTACATCAGCAAAAACAGCGTCTCGACCTGCAGATAGCTGTCATCCGGTGCATTGAAGGCATTTTTTTGGTATGTGGTGATCAGGTTCTCGAGCGCCACCGTACCGTCACTGGCGACCGTAAATGTGGATATCCCATCCCACAGCAGTGTGTTGCGCTCGCCGAGATCGAACTGCGAAGCATCGGGCGGCGCCAACACGGTGCTCAATGCCAGTGTTTGCAGCGGGCGGCCGGGGTCGGCGCGCAGCGCCACAGCAGCGGTTGCAGCCATATCAGCGGCCCAGATCCAAGCAGGCGACGGCGAATCATAGAACCCGATGATGGTTTCATGCTGGTTGTTCCGCGCGTTACCGGCGGTGGCCAGTGTCGACAGCGTTCCGCGCTGGGCGGCGAACACATGGCCGTAGACCTGACTTGCGTAGCTCCAACGCCCGGTCTTGTCGCTCAGTAGGTTTTTCAGCGAATTCAGTGAGGCGATGTCGGTGTACGGCGAAACAATGAAGTCGAACGCACGGTCGCCCAGGTTGGACAGCGCAGTATCCAGCACCGGGTTGGTCGCGCCGAAGGCCATCGGGGTGATAGTCAGCGTCAGTCCGTCCGGGGTCGCCTCATTCCCAGAGGTACCCTGATAGTTCAGGCGCAGGTCGATTTCATTGCCGGCAAGGCCTTTGTTCTTGGCTGTGAACGTTACTGTGGCGGTCGAGGCGGCCGCAGTCACAGGCAAGTCAGCGCTGCTGTTGACCAGCGCCGCCAGCGCGGTAGCGATAGCGGCAGCCAGCTCGCCAGCAGTGACGACCAGGCTGATCAACTGGCCTGCGATATAAAGCGAGATCACGCTCGTCGCGGAGGGACTGCCAGCGACCAGCAAGGTGCCGGTGGCAGCAACACCACCCGAGGCATCAGCCAGCG